CATATATGTAAACATATCATGTATAGTTGCAAAACCTGATTCTTCCATTACGAATAACGATTCGCACGATAATGATGCTGATTTCTTATCAGGACTAAATGTTGCCCATCCGCCTGTATTGTCTTTATGAAGTGTTTCCTTCATATCAGATTCCATAGAAAACTCACATCCTGTAGATGCGTATATTTTCTGTTCTGATCCTGTTGTACCTACTTCTAGTCGCAGGTCGTTTCCTTTAATAACTGTTGCCATAATTGATTGTATTTATATGGTTGACTTTATTATCAACCCACGATTATATATTTAATTCAAATTCGAAATTGCACAATGCATAGTAATTGTTGAAATCGTCGTCTATTTCTACTTTAGAATCTCTATACTCTATTGGTGTCATATTTACTCCGAGAACTATTTTACCTTCAAGTGCCATAGCTATTTCTTGTTCGAAATCGGTAATTGTAATACCTTTTTCTTCCATTCCAAATACTTGAACTCCCATTCTGAAAGCATAAATACCTTCCTTTGTTCGCAATGGTGTACGAGTTAACTTAAACACTATTGCTGGTAATTTTACCTTTTGCGGTACAGCCATATGAAATATCTTACCACCAACGCGAGCTTTTATCGCTATATTTGATGATAGTAGTTCGTGTATTATTTCATGTGCTTTCATTACCTATATTTTATTTACTTAGTCTATCTATTGTTTTCTGAATATACTTAGCTACCGATTTGCCTGATTCGTTTATCAAAGTAGATTTCTTTTCGTCGAACGTTTTTTCTACAGGTGCAAATGCTGGCATTCTTCCTGATTTACGTCTTACCACTGTACCACTTTCGTATAAGTGTGCATGTGGTGCTTTACGAACATTAAAACCTACAGCCAATACTGGTGCTTTAGTTCCTCTTTTTTGTCCTACTGCTCTATACAACCTACCTGTTTTTTGATGTGGCTGTATCTTAGCTTTTATTCCTTGTTTAAGTGGTAGAACTACTCTTGTAAATAACCTTTGGATCTCGGCACGTTTGGTTTTGTCTGGAAGTGTTTTTACTTTCTCCAAGAACTTATCGAAACCTTCTATTTCTACCAATCCTTTAGCCATTACTCTTTTATTTGTGTTGTAAGCTTTAGAAAATGCCTACGTCCAATTCTTTCTATATGCCTGATGTTGTACATCATTGCATCGTGTTCTATCTCCAATGTAGTATCTATGTTATCCATATATCTTATGGTAAATTCTACTGTGGCTATAGAAACTATTCCTCTTTCTTCTAGATCTTCTAATCCGTTCTTATCGTTAACCATTGCGTAAGCATACGAGAATAAGACTTTGTTGCCTACTTCATCGAAAGTGTACAATGCTATCTTTTCTGATAAATCGCCCGATTGTATGAATTTGGTTGTTGCCATTACAGAATAGAATTTAAACGATGTGGATGTAACAAGTTTTCGGCTGCTGTTTCGTATTGCTTTTTAGTATCTACACGCACATCGTATAGACTACCTATTTTAAGCAACATGCCAGCTATAGCATCTTCATCGATAATAGATACACCTGTAGTAAAGTGTATTTTCATCGCGTCAGGTACATTGGCTACTTCGTAAGTATTAAGCATTTTTACTGTTGCAAAATCGCCCTCTACCGGATATACAAGAAAATCTGTTCCCTCTACTAATGTCTTTATTGTATCGTCAGTTAGTTTCAGTGTAAATGTATCTACCGACAATAATGGATATTTGCGTATTTCGAATTCGTTTTTAAATTCAGAAATAGTTAGTTCGTATTCTTTTTGCTTCCAATCTCTGTTAGTGAACGTTTCTGCCCAATTGCGAGCCGAAGCAATAAGTTTTGATATATACACATCTTCGTCAGTATTTAGAATACGAAGATGCCACTTTGCATCATCTAAGCTTATTGGCTCGGATGCATTGTTATCTCCTATTTGTTTGTAATATTCCATATACCGAATGATTTGTACGTTTCTAGTGTTTTAAAAAAAAGCCGTGTCATGTTACAAACACGGCTTTTCAGTTATTCCCCCAAAATAACCTTTATGAAAAAATTATATTTTCGTTATGCTGTTTTGTTGATAACAAATCTCGAAGGATCTATACCAACACCACAAGTCATATTGATAGTGATTTTTGTTTGGTCGTTTTCAGCCAAAGTAATAGGATCGATAGTTAAACGTAAATCTCCCCACTGACCGATATGGATACCTGATCCATCACCAGCAATTACAGAACCCTCTGCAAGAGAACCATCCATAAGAGCTTGCATACCGTGTACTTTACCGTTTTCAGTAATTACAAATGCACCACTTCCTGTATCTCTTGATGTATCTTCTAGTGTAGAATAATCATCAGGACTAAATACGAAAGATGCTTCAGCATTGTTGATACCAAGTTTTCTTACTTCTTTCTTAAGATCTACAACTACACTAGCATCAACTGCTGCATTTGTAATAGCAGTAACTCCTGTAGTAGTAATAATACCTTTTGGCTCGTTAGTTCCACCACCATTAAGTACAGTAGCATTTAACGCGATAGCGATTGCCTGGCGTAATTGGTCTGCCATTTTCTGATTTGCAGAAAACGAAGTAGCTAATGCATAACTATTGTTTACAAGAACAGTAGTAGATAATGTTTTACGTGCTACAACAACACCATCAAATCCACCACCAGCACCAGTCATTGCAGTACCTTCGCCAACCCATTTAGCAATAGCACCTTTTCCTTTAGCTACGATTAAATCGCCAGCACCTTCAAGATTAGAATACACATTAGGTTTCATAGCACCAACTGCCATAAATGGCAATAAGCTTTCGATAAATCCTTTTGATTGAGATGCTATTGCACCACCATCAGCAGAAGTACCAATTACTCTTAAAGCATCAGGAGATACTTTCATTTTTGCAGTTCCATTTCCAGCAATTGCACCACGCAAGTCTTTCATGAATCTAGCAGAAGGATCTTCCTTTTCTCCTTGTGGATCAGCTGGAAGTTGTACAGGAGTAGCCAAACGCATAGCAGTTGCTTCTTCTTTTTCTAGCTGAGCAATTTCAGCATCGAAATTCTTGATCTCTGCTTCGAAATCGTTGAATTGTTTTACTTCATCCTCTGTGAAGTTTCTTTCTTCGGTTTGCTTTAACGTAAGCAAAGCCTTTAGAGCTTCTTTCTTTGATGCTCTTTCTTCTTTTGCAATCTTAGATGTTCTCATCTTTTATGAAGATTAATTGATTAATATATATCGAGCATCAAACTCATCGAACGATGATGTTGCTTCCGATTCTGTTTTTGTTTCTTGTGGCTTTTTATGTTCCTCCACAAAACGTTTTACTGCATCAGGGTTTGATGGTACGTTTACAATTGAAAATTCGAACAACTCTACTTCATCGAAATAAAGTGTGTTTGGATCTTCTTGTACTTTCTCATCGCCCCAATGTGCTTTCTCTGATAAGAAACCAACCGATGTAGCCGATAGTGTTCCGAACTCTACTTTGCGGAATACCTTTTCTGCTAATGGATTTATCTCTTTTGGCTCGAACTCTACTTCGCCAATAAGCTGTTTGTTTTCTATCCACGCTCTACCTTTACCTATAACATTATCAGGATCGCTAGACGAGTAATTGTGCTGGTAATGAACTACACCGTTTTTGTTGAAACGATCTAAATTCCAAGCATCAATAGGAATTACTGTTCCGTGTGCATCCTTTGTTTCGGTACTGATAACAAATTCAACCTTACGGCTTTCTTTGTCGACCTTGCGAATGTCTATTGGTATATCTCTTTTAAGATTTTCCATTTTCTTCTATTTTAAGTTGAATTTCTTCATCTGTTCGCATATTAACTGGAGTGTAATACTCATCGCCACCCTCACGCGGGTTCATATCTTCTGATGAACGTATATCGTTTGGCGACAATGCACCTATGTAGAATAGATCTTTGTACAACTGACCACGTGCAGCAGTATCGCCACGCAACAAAGCATCCATGTTTATCTTACTAAACTTGATACCTTTTTCGGCTTCGCGAAAACATTTGCGATCTATCTCCTTTTCGAGCTTAACCGCCCAAGGACGCAAACAGTCTATAACAAATTCTAAGTTCTGTTGCTCTATATTGTTGAACGATGATTTTTCGAGATGTTTAATCTTATGTGGAGGAACATTAAAGAACCTCGCTATATCTTCTATACTGAATTTACGAGTTTGTATAAACTGAGCTTCTTCGGGTGCAATACCTATTCGCTTGTATTCCATTCCCTCGTCTAAGAACGCTACTCCGTGATGATTGCCCTCGCCACTGTAGTTTTCTCGCCATGCTTTTGCATTGGCTTTACGTGCTTCGGGTTTTAACGATTTCTCGGTAGATACATATCCCTGAAGTAGTGATCCTTTCTTAAAGAAGTTTAAACCATACTTTTGAGCACTAAGTGCTACACCAATATCTGAAGCAGCAGCAGCAATTACACTCATTCCGGTAATACCGTTTTCTGACATACGACCAACCAAATGCAATACATTGTCCTGGTGTAGATCTCTACCTCTGTATTTGTAAACCAAATACTCATCTGTTTGGAAAACTGTTACTTCGTCGCTTTCTAGCAGATTGAAAGATTTTATGTTGTTGTGCTGATCTCTGATAATTTCGGCATAACCATTGCCACGCAATAAAGCACGTAGTATAAGTGCTTCTTTGAAAGTAACTGCCGAATACTTTTTGTTTGGCTCGGTACTTAACAAGTATTGAAGTTTGCCGTTTACACGTTCTCTTTTATCGCCTACACGTTTGTAAATATTCAACGGCATGGTAGATAACGATTCTGCAATAAGTGTTGCAGCAGCAAATACTGCCGAAAATGATTTGGCTGTATCTGGAGTAACTTGTGTTGAATCCATTAGATAACCAAATGGTATTGCCGATACGCTTTCGCTACCAATAGGCATGAAACGCTCGGCTATGCTAGATATAAATGATGTAATTGGATTCTTCACAAAAAAAGCGTGTTATTTATACTTGTTTACAAATACAAATTCACGCTTTTAAAATTTAAAATAGTGGAAGTAACTTCCTCTTGTTTGATTTTTTTTTGGAAACCTTGACTTTTAAAAAAAAACCTAAAAAATAAAAATACATTTTTACAATACACGTGTATTTTATAAAATGTATTTTCTTCTTAACCCTTGTTTTTACTCAAAAAAAAATACACGAACGTTTTATGTTCGTGTATTTTTTGTGATGATGGAATATTTTATACTTATTCTG